GCTCATGCCTTTGGGCGCTTGTGTGGAGAAGCCGTTGATAGTCTTTCCTGTTGGGTTCTTTGGAGGATTGGGATATAAACCAAACTCCACTACCGGCGCATAAGGCAAATTGTTAGAAAACACTATAGTCTCATCACCTTTAACCGGCTTTATCTTCTTTCTTGCTTCGGCCATCGCTCTCTCGCCGCTTGGATCGGCACCGAGTAGGCTTCTGCCGTTCCTAGAGTTTATCCCTGTTCGCCAGTTATTTCTCAAAGTACCAATATCTACTGGGGTTTGGGCGAGAACATTTTTTATTAACTCAAGCGCAACGCCTCTCTTGGCCGCAACCACATCCTTTCCGGTATCTTCTGCCCACTTCTTAACGTCTAATTTGAAGCTCATAGAGCACATCCGTATCAGAGGGGGCGATAGTTACAACATCCATAACCCTATAATTTTCTGAGTCGAACAGAATGTTATCGTCTATTTCAGGCGCTCCGTTGCCAGCCTGAAAATACATCCTAGCGTCGTCTCTCTGTACCATTTCGCCATCTATCTCAGACTTGCTGTAGTTCAGACGTACAGCCTTGCCCACAATAGTGGTTGTACTGCCTCCAGCATAAGATCCAGTTGTAGGATCAAAACTAGCGTCAGTCGTTCTGGTTGCAGTGGCATCTTCGCCAAACTTTGTCAAGATGCTAGTCGCAGTCGATTGTGTGGCTGCGTAGTTAAAACTCATGATCTCGACACCGCATTGACTGACTTGGTAATCTTCCGTAGCGCCGACGTAACGGCTGGGGTTTCCTTCCGCATACTGGCGTTATTCTTGTAAGTGACCGTTATATCACCTATTTTTTCTTGGGTTGTCTGTCTTTCTCGCGCAGATAACGCGAAATTGCCATCAGCAACCGTCCGAGTAATTTCATAAAGCGCGTTTTTAACTTGCTTTGGTATCTCATCAGAATCAACCGAATAGCTGTCTATATATACTTCTGTTCTTGGCCACTGTAGTTCCTGCTCGTCAGTAGCTTTTCGGCCTATGAAGCTCAAAGCCTCAAAGTAATCCATAGCAGTAAGGATAAATTCTTCAATGTGGCTGTCGCTGTGAGTGTGAGAAATTCCACGAGCTGTCGCCCACGTATCCCAATCGTCAGCAGTGATATAGCTATTAGCGTTTGCTACACCCGATCCATCTTCGATTATCAGAGCCATTACTTATCCTTGAGTAAGAATCTTGGGGGCCGAAGCCCCCAGTCATCTATAGCTTTGACTATGATTAGCCGAGCAGAGTTGCAATGAAGTCAGGCTTCCAAGCCTTAACACCCCATGCTACGCCTACTTCAATCATAGACTTACGATATCCACGGTAAACGCGAACCTCGAATACCAAGCCACTGTGCTGGTCTTGAACGATCAAAGAATCGTCGGCAGCATCGCCGCCTTCAGGTACAGCCGGTGCTCGGATAGCGAGTTCCATCGCTCTACGGTGCATAGCAATGTTGGCAGTATAGTTATTGCCAATAGTCATTTCTACGCCAGTGGCTAACGCAGCCTGTAAACCGGGAGAACCGATTACAGCGTTGCCAGTAGCAGCAGTAAAGCCAGTGTTTACGACATACAGATTGCTGTCACCTGCGAACGTGACAACATCACCAGCAAGCAAGCTACCGCCGTCTCCACCGTCTAGGGCAATAGTCGTTTCGCCAGCAGCTTCGCCACCGTTTGCGTCTAATCCGGTAGCCGTACCTTTGGTGTGGCTCTGGATTTGAGCAGACTCTCGAATACCCATGCCGAACAGGTCAAGCAAGATGCCCTGACGTAAAAGGGTGTCATTGCCAGACTTGTTGACTTCCTGCAACGCAGCGAGCTTTCGCAAAGCTGCACCGGCAGATGAGTCCATAATCAAAGAGACTTGATCTTGCTCCGCTGGCATTCCGTTATCAACCAAGATCTTTCTCACCTCAGCGATAGCGTGGTTGTTGTTAGCAAATGGCGTGGTTCCAGCCGTTCCGTGAGCGCGTGATGCGTTAGTGTATGCTTCAACAGCAAGATCCGCTTCTACTTCGTTGCACAGAGTTCGCATTGCTTGAGCAATTTGATCGCCGTATACAGTCTCGAAGCCAATACCGTTGTTCAAGTGGCGTACATCTTCCCCAGTGTAAGGGATTTGGACGGCTCTTGATTTGGTGATCGAAAGGGTCTTGTTGTCAACAGTCTGATCCGTCCCTTGAGGGATGGTCATAGACTCAGTTACATCAACTGCTGTCGCAGCTCGCGTGAAGGATGCTCGAACAGTATCGCCCTTGGCGACTCGCTCCGATCCGTTTGCGTTGATGGTTGAAGCAGGGATAAAGCCGACAAGCTCCCGCCCTACTACGTCAGCCGCTTTGAAAATATCTGCGGCAAGGTTAGTCAATACGTTAGCCATTGTTGGCCTCCTTATTCATCGTATAGTTTGCCGCCCGAACGCATAAACTCCGACTGTTCTGTCGGACGTAATGCCTCAAAATCGGCTCGTAACATCTCTTTGGATCGCGCTTCGGCTCCACCTTGCGCTCGAACGGCCCCGCCGCCATTTGCTTGACTGCCATCAACCAAAAACGGAAAGTTTTGCTTGATAGAGTTAGTCAGATCTTCGAGGGAGGAAACGGTTAATTGGCCCGTCTCATCAGCGACTCGAATCTCATTGTCAACAAGTGTTAGCCTCTGGCTAATCTGTTGTTGTAATAGTTTTGCCCGACTTGTGTCTTTTGTCAATACTGACGCTAACTTAGAAGCCTCTGTATCAATTTTTGACCGTGATATGTCGGCGTTCATTTTCTCGATCGTTCTACGCAAAGAATCGGATTCCTGCTTTTGCGACTCGAAAAGCTGCTTGTAGTCGTTCTCTGCTCTCGCTTTCTCCTCGGCCTCGCTCTTAGCTCTGGCCTTGGCCGCTTCCCTTTCTTCTTGAGCCTTTCGTTTTTCAGCAATTAACTCGTCGTTTTTGGCCTTTAACCCCGATACCTCTTGTTCTAGTCTTGCTTGCAGCTCTTGTTCGATCTGCTCGGCAATCTTCCCTTTAACCTCATCATCTAGTTCAATGTCTTTTAACGCTTCCATTTTTGCTCACCTCTAGTTTGCAATTTACGGCTCTGCCGTTTAAATGCCTAAGTCCTCAAAGACTATAGGCTCCAGCTTCCTAAGTTGGTCGAGTGTCAACGTTGCCCCTTGTGCATCCACAAAGCGCCCTATTGATATTCGCCCCTCTCGGAACAGTTTAGCTCTCGTTACCCCTAGCACTTCCGTTTGAAACGCCCTAGATTGCCTTCTGAGCCACGTTTCGTATGGGGTGCTGCTACTTACCTGTTTAACCCCAGCATCGCTTACGGCTGGCCTACGTGCGTCTATGTCGAGGCCTAAATCGAACTCATCTTTAAGTATTGGAGCGATGGTGCTTCGGCAGTTGAAGTGCGCGGGCGGTTTTGGGCTGTCGTTGCTCTCTTTGAATACTTGTTGATCCCTGCTTGCACAAATCAAAGAGGTGCGGCTGTCTAGCGTGGCAATCCACTTATAACTATCGGTTATATCAGAGTTCTCTCTCATAACCACTTCTCGCGCTTGAATGCTCACATAGTTGGTTATCGTTCTAGCCAGAGTTGCAGCTTGTCTTTGTTGGAGTTTAGTTAAGTCCTTGATATTCTTAGTAATTTCCTGGGAAGTCTGCCCCAAGGTCACGCCATCTCTCACCGTTTGGATAATCTGTCTTGACTTACGCTTAGAGTATTCTTGCAAGGCTTCGTTGACTGTGTAGGATTTGGTCGGCTCCAAGGGCATTCGTCTGAGCAGCATGGCGGCTTGCAGCACCCCGAGTGCGGGTGTGACTACTTCGGCATCGACGTTGAAATCAAGAAGATTGACGTTAAAGTCAGACTGATAGCCGACAAACTCCAGCATTTCATCAACGACCGATTGCTCGTATTCTTTGGAGCGGGTTTCGATATCTGCAACCACCTCGGCAATGATCTGATCCAGTCTCGCAGCGGAAACAGACGTTATATCAGCCCCCAGACGCTCTGTAACGGCCTGTATGAGCTTTTCCACATACTCATCGGCCAAACGCTCACGCCCCTGCGAATACCGCATAACGAAGATCTGGTGCCTTGTGATAGCGTCTTCGATTTTATCGTTAGTTGACATTGATTAGCCGAGTGGAGCCAGTTCGCCAAGCTCTTGCTTAACATCTTCGAGTTGTCGATCAGCTTCGATGATGCCGCCCGCCTTCAGTCTTGAGAATATGTCCTGATCGCTGATGATTTGTCGATCAAGAAGCGTGACCATAGACATCAGCAACTGCGGATCGACCGTCTTGTCGTAGAACTCTCGATTGATCTCAAACTCTGCTGCTTCACCTACGCCCATGAACTCACCAGCCCAAACTAGGCATTGCTCGATAGCTTGGCTTAGGTTGTGGACAATATCCCCTAATACTGAGTTTTCACTGGCGAATCGGATTCGAGCGCCCTCTGCTGTCTCATTCCCGCCTCTGTCGGTCACAATACGTGCACCGATCGCTATCATGGCGTTCTCTTTGGCCTTCATTGCCTCCAATACAAGATTATTGGGGTCTGCTTGCACTAATGTCGCCCCGCCTGACTCACCCAAGACATGCCCCGCCCTTGATCCTAGCTTGATGCCTTCAGGGTTGTACTCAAACCACTGCTCCATACTGAGGCTATGGGTGATAAATAGGGTAGGTTGACCTGTTAAGAAGCAAGATTCCTCATAATCTGCTGAGTTGCGGTAGTGTGCGATATTCACGTCTGCAATATCTGACAATGGAGCATCGTCGATGGTCGCGTCGTTGTTTTTGGAGCCTACAAAAATGCCCGGAAT